AGATTCATATTTTCCTGTCCCTCTTGAGCCACGCCTAGTGAGTTTTTTGATTTCTTTCCCTTTTGTAGTTTGAACTTTACCAGGCCTACCAGCTGAAACACTTGTTCTTTGGTATTTGTATTTTTTAATTTTTAGATGATCTTGTTGAGGATCAATATCAAGAGGATAAGCAAAAACCGTTGATTGCACTACTTTTCCTTTTTTAGCATTATTATATCCAGTAAAAGGATTTTCAATACCATAATTTTCTTCCCGATTGGTCGCTATATTGTTTGATTGATTGAGAGGTAGATCTATATCCTGATTATTATTCTTTTTTGTATTTTGGTCGTAAACTTTATTTAATTCTTCAACTGATGCTTTTGTTATCTGTCCACTTTCTCCTTTTCCTTTAAACCTGTTGACATTGTAGGCGTTCAAAGCATCCTCAGATGCTGCCACCCTAGCAAATTCGTCACTATTAGGATCGACTGCATTTTCTTTATATTGTCCATTACGTCCTGATGGTTTAGAGATTCCCTCTAAATTTCCAGCGTCATTAAAGATAAAAACGTATTGTTCTCCATCAATAATATATTTTTTACTTTTCTTTGCCATTAGTTTGTGTTGTAAATTCTGCTTCGTGGAACACTAATTCCTCTCATATCAACGAATTTTTCAGTGGGTAGTTGTGCTACATCTGTCCACTCAGACTCTGGAATACGATATGGTTGACCTCTAACACCAGCATAAACGTATTTATGTAGAGTTCGACGAGGAACCGCAACTGAACCCTGAGCAGAGTTATTTAGTAAGCTCATTGCAAGTTCTTCTCTTTGAGTTAATTTGACATAATGAAGGTTGCATCCAAGAAATCCACCTGAGCTCATTTCAATGATATAGGATAGAGGATACATGTCATAATATGGTTGTTTTGTTTGTGCTTGATATGTAAAAAAATATAATTGACCAGCAGCAAATCCACCAGTATCTGCGGCATCATCATCAAAATTCGTTGACCCAAGTTCTTGAATTAATTGATCACGAAAGTAATCTTCATTTACCTGACCTCCAACTCTATCTAGTATGTTTTGAAGAATGCTCATCGGATTCCTAATTCTTTTTCAGTCATGATTTTAAACTCTAATTTACGATCATCACAAAATTCTTTTGCAGCTTTCCACTTTGCTTGATTCTTAACGTATGTGATTGATTCATTTATCAATGTTTTTCTTGATTTCCCTTTAGTTGCCTTTGGTTCTAATGTTTCTCTCATGGGTTTGACTTCAATTACAGATCTACGAATATCACCATTTCTATCTTTATATTTAATAAAAAAATCTGGAAAATATCTACGAACACGATTTGTTGTTGGATCTCGGTAGGGTATGAAGAATTCTTCTGATGCCCATTCAAGAACATTTTCATTTAAGTCGCAGTAATTCATAAATTTTCTCTCCCATAAAGACCTATAAATAATATTAGATTGATCGCCCTTGTACTTTCGGGGGTTAGAAGGCTTATATATTCCTTTATAGCTCATATATAATAATAACAACTTAAATTTATTTATCGTGCCATTTCCAGATAGAAGAAGAATATTTACAAAAAGTATGCGAGATGCTAGGCAGACTGTTGGTCGGCCATCGATAGATACACTTTTTCAAGTTCATTTTGATTTTGGAAGGCACCCTGTATGGTTAGAAAGTTCCGATGAAGTTCGGAACTTTCCCACAACTGAAAAACGAAAAGGAATATTTAGTGGTGGTGAAAGAGTTCAAGGTTCAACTTTTACAGAAAAAATGTCATTATTATGTGCTGAAGCAGAAATACCAGGCACATCTTTTCAAACAAGTCTCGCTGTAGGTCATCATCAAGGTATTCAAGAGGAGTTTCCAAATCTTAGAACTTTTCCTCCACTTAATATAACATTTTATGTTGATTTAGATCATGTCATACTTGAAGTGTTAGAATCATGGATGACATACATTAATCCAATCAGTGCTAGAGATAAAAGAGTTAGTAATGCATATGGAAGATTTAATTATCCAGAGGATTACAAAGAGACAATTCATGTAACAAAATTTGAAAGAGACTTAAACACCATTGATTTCACTACAAGACTGACAAGTTATGAATTTATCAAAGCTTGGCCAACTAATTTAACATCAATGAGAGTTGCCTATGGTGAGTCAAATGTGTTAAGATGTAGTATACAACTTGCATATGATCGATTTTTTGCAGAATTCAACTACAATGATACTCATGGTGCTGTAACTGAGGATGCTTTTAGTATGTTAACTTCTCAAGAACAAGCAAGAAGAAATGGTCTTCTTGCATCGATGTTACCAAAAGAGAATCAAAACACTGATGGTATTAGCAGACCTAAAAATAAAAGAGGTAGCGGAGCAAAAAATAATCGCTAAATAAAACACTGAATCATAAATTATGCCATTACCAACCATTGAAACTCCAACCTATGAGTTGAAGTTACCATCAACAAATAAAAAAATTAAATATCGACCATTTCTTGTTAAGGAAGAAAAGATTTTAATTCTAGCACTAGAGTCAAAAAATCAAAATGAAATCACAAATTCTGTCAAAGATGTATTAAAGAAATGCATTTTAACAAGAGGAATAAAGATTGATGATCTACCAACATTTGATATTGAATATATCTTTTTAAATATTCGTGCTAAATCAATTGGTGAGGATATAAGATTGACTGTGACATGTCCAGATGATAGAAAAACTGAAGTTCCAGTCACAATTTATGTGGATGAGATAGAAGTTGTTAGACCAAAAGATCATACAACTGATATTGTCCTAGATAAAGATTTATCAATCCGTATGAAATATCCTTCATTAAATCAGTTTATTGAGAATAACTTTGAAACAGAAGATGAACCTCAAACAATCGTAGATAAAACTTTTAAATTAGTTGCAGATTGCATTGAAACTGTTTTTACGCAAGATGAGGCATGGGAAGGAAAAGATTACACTTCAGATGAAAGATTAGAATTTATTGAACAATTAAATTCAAAACAATATAAACAAGTTGAGAAATTTTTTGCAACGATGCCTAAATTATCTCACACAATTGAAGTGACAAATCCAAATACAAAAAAGAAAAGTAGTATCGTTTTGGAGGGTCTAGCCGATTTTTTCGGTTAAGTATTGCAAGAGAGGATCTTGAATCCTATTATCGAATTAATTTCGCTCTCATGCAATACCATAAATATTCATTAACTGAGATTGAAAATATGATGCCTTGGGAAAGAGAAATTTATTTAGCTCTTTTGAAGGATTATATTGAAAGTGAAAATTTAAAGAGACAACAAGCAGAGGGTGTCCAAAAGTATGGATGAAGAGGAGTTAGGACAATCTAATAAAAAAATTACGATTGATAATTTTTTTGAATCAATCTCATCTATTGATGAGGTGGCTAATCGTGCTCTTCAACAATCTCAAGAAAATTTCAATCTTGTTAGTGTTAACTCAAATCTACTTCAAGGTTTAGAAGAAAGTATTCAGTTGATTGAAAGTGATATTCAACAAATTACTAATTATTTCATAGTTCAACAAGACCAAAGACGAAAACAATTAGAGATAAGAGAGCAAGAATTATCAAAAAGACAGGATATAAGTCAAAAACAAATAGGTGGCAGACTTCAAGATGTGGCGCCATTTGAAAATAGACCTACAAATTTTGGAGATTCTTTACTTCAAGGTGTTGCTGGTTTAGCACAAAACACAATAAGACCTTTCATTGGGCCTGGCGTAATTCTTGGACTGAGTGGTTTATTGGGTTTTAAAGATGGTGGAGAACCACCAATTAATAAACCGTCAATCGTGGGCGAGGAAGGCCCAGAAATTTTTGTACCAAAAACATCAGGAACGATAATTCCAAATAATATTACAAACGAATTAAATACAAATAATATTATAAACGAATCGAATACAAGTAACTTTGCAAACGAATTAAATACAAATAATATTATAAACGAATCGAATACAAGTAACTTTGCAAGTAATTTTACAAATCAGTCAAATACAAATAACTTTGCAAGTAATTTTACAAATCAGTCAAATACAAATAACTTTACAAATAATTTCACAAACGAATTAAATACAAATAACTTTACAAATAATTTCACAAACGAATTAAATAAAAGTGATTTTACAAATAATTTCACAAACAATTTCTTAGCTCAAAATATTCAAAACAATAATCAAACAAATATCAATAAAAAAATTAATACACAAGCATTACTAAACACTATATCAGTTGCAGAGGGAACTGCGAAAGGTGGATATGGAACAATATATGGTGGAACAGATGATAATCCAATCACAGTTCCTGAGTTAGCAGCGGGTGAGATGACAATCAATCAAGTTCTAAACATGATGAAAACTGGGAAAATTGAAAGAACTAGAATGGTTGAAAATGATAAAGGTGAGATGGTTGAAGAAAAATATATGGCAGATGTTGGTTATGGAAAAGAAAATAACGTGGGTGCAACTGGTAAATATCAATTCATACCAGCTGCGTTAGAGGAAGAAGTAGGTGTCATGATGAAAAAAGATAAAGATCTTTCACTTGACTCATTACTCACTCCACAACTTCAAGATAAACTAATGCTTCAAAGATTAAAAGAAAAGAGAAAGATTGATTTTGGTAATCTTGAAGGAGGAATAAAAAATATAACCATTGATAAATTATCCGAAGAGTTTGAATCTTTTCCTAATTTATTGCCTGGTTCAGTATCCATAGGTGATAAAGATTTAGGGCCAGTTAAAGGGAGAACAGATCAATCATTCTATGATATAAAAGGTGATAAAGCACCTGTGAGATCAGAGAAGTTTATTAAATCAGTATTTGAAAGTCAAGTTGATAAATTAACTTTACCACCTAATGAAGATCTCAGCGCTATTACTTTGCCTCCAATTAGTAGTGGAGGTAACGATGAGCCCATTGAAACTACATCCCCTACTTTTGAAACATCGAATAGTCAATCAGATCAAATAACAGGAACTGAGAGTGGTATACCTTTTATTGATGTGATATCAAACCCATTCTTATCGGTGGTATAAATGAGAACAAAAATAAATTCTGTTAATATATTCTTTAATCTTTTTTCAAAGGAGACACAATTACATAGGGATGAAATAAAGTTTATGAAAAAACAAATTAATCTTTTGAATATTTCTCCTCAAGGATTTTTCTCGTCAATTGAAAGAAGAGAAAAAGGTGGCCCAGTTACAAAAGGAAAACCATACTTAGTTGGCGAAAAAGGCCCAGAAGTATTTCAGCCAAATATGAGTGGAAATATTATCTCTAATGAAAATATTTCAACTATATCTAATAAAACAAATATTAACAGTATAAATCAAAGTGTAAATAGTGATAGGGTTAGAACTGTAATTCAACCAGTTGTTGAAACAAAAGTAAAACAGGTTCCCCAACCTGTTCCAATACCATCATCATCGAATAATGTTACTGTTAGTACAGTCTCTAAATCTAATTTACCAACCGACATTGCTAAAATGATAAGTTAATGGAAAGAATTCAATATTTCATCAAAAATTGTACTTTAATTCCTACATTTGGAAAAGATAATCCAAGTGCAGAGGATGGGTATGAAATATCTGGCGGTAATCCTACAATCACTTATTTTGAAAGTTTAAAGAGTCCTTCAATATCTTTAACAATTAGTTTTATTGATGTGGACTTAGGAATTAGTCGTGAGGGAATCACTGGTGGTGAATTTTTGGATTTAAGAGTTGAAGTTCCTGGCTATGATGATTTTGAAATTCTACCAGATAAACACTCAATCATGTTAAACTCTGTTAAAGACATGAAAACTGAGGCGAGAAAACAAATAGCAACTCTCGAATTTGTTTCAGTAGAATCAATTGTAAATGAAACTGCAAGAGTTTCAAAAAGATTCACTGGAAATATATCTGATATTGTCTCTGAACTTTTAATAAGTGATAAAAGAGGAGTTCAAACATCTAAAAATTTAGACAAAGATCAAGCTTTTAATAAGTATACTTTTGTTGGTAATCTTAAAAGACCGTTTGATACAATTCAATGGTTATGTCCAAAGGCAGCATCCACAGATGATGAGTGTGGATTTTTATTTTATGAAACTTTAGATGGTTATTATTTTAAATCAATTAAAACTTTATTAGAAGGTGAACCAATAGTTTATGAAAAACCAGAAAAAACACCTGTTCCATCTGGATTAGGTGACTTTAAAATTATTGAAAACAATTTAGATACATCAAATGATGTTGGTATGAATTGTAGAATGGGAATGTACGCAAACAAAACTATATACGTCGATATTGAAAATGGAACTACAGAAACTGTTGACTATAAAATTTCTTCTTTAGATTTGAACAAACCACCTAAACTACCAAATAAATTAGAGGATGTTCCAACACGATTAATGTTGAGAATTTTAGATAAAGGAGCCTTGCAAAAAGGTTCTAAGAAAGAGGAAGTTGAAAAAGATAGTGAGCTTGCCAGATATCAAAATAAGGCTTATGCTAGAACTAACTTGTTATTTTCTCAGGCATTAACTATTACCACTCCCCTTAATCCTGATTTAAGAGTTGGTCAAATGATTGAAGTCAAATTTCCAATCAAGGAGAATGACGATCAAAAACAGACTGGTTCTGGTGATGAAGACACCAACGATGTGAGTGGAAAATACTTAATTAGTGAATTAAAACATTTTATGAGTGACGGTAAATCAAATTCTGAGTTAAAATTAATTCGTGATGTCTTTACCGCTTAAATAAAAGAAACAGGAGAATCAAATGAAATCAATCGAAGATCACATTGAATACGATAAAAAAATTGCTGACGACCCACAAGCGAATCCAGCAGCAAGAAGACATGCAAAAGAAGAGTTGCATGAACTTGAAGAGTATGTAGAACATCATAAGGATGAAATCAAAGCAGGAGACCATCATGATCCTAATGCACTCGAACTTTTCTGTGATATGCACCCAGATGAACCTGAGTGTTTAATCTATGACGATTAATTAAATGTATCAACCATCAACTAATTTTTTTGGAAAGGACGCAATGAAGTGGTGGATCGGTCAAGTGACTGATCCAGATAAAGGAGAGTGGAGAGATTGCTTAGAAAGCACACAATCAGATAATGGTGAGGAAACATATCGTTTTAGATGTCGTGTTCGCATCGTTGGTTATCATGATTGTGCTGATGATTTACCAGACAAAGACTTACCTCTAGCGCACATTCTGTTACCACCAAATACTGCAACCACTGGTGGTTGTGGAGAGACAGTGCAGTATCAAGGTGGAGAGGTTGTTGTTGGATTCTTTATGGATGGTGATGATGCTCAACAACCAGTCATATTTGGAACTTTATTTAGACAAACATTTGTCTCAGATGAATTGACAAGTGCAAAATTTAATGCAAAAAAACAAACGTGTTTTACACCATATACTCCACCAAAGGTTGTACAAACATCTGGTAAACAACATCAATTTCAACAATCACCTTGGACTCGTGGATTTACAGATGGTGAATATATAGCAAGTATTGCAGGGAAACAAAAAGAAGATGGAACAAATATTGTTACTGATACTTTTAGTCCTTGTGAAGATAATGAAATATCAAAGATAAGCAATGCGATAAAAGATTTTACTCGAAAGTTAGAAACTCTACAAGAATTGAATGAATCTTCTACATACGTTGATCCAATTTACGGTGGTCTTGTTGATATTCAAAGTGAAGTTAAATTAGCAACGACAAGAATTCATAATTCGATGACAAAATTAGTTCGTCGTGGAAGATCATGGTTGATTCAAGAAACTCTTGATAAGTTAGATACAACTATGGAGGGAAGTGTTGATAAATTTAATCAAGTTGTATTAGGTCAAGCTACGAATGCATTGACAAGTGTTATCTTTTGTAATATTGAAAAAATACAAGATGGATTACTAGATTATCTCTCTAAAAGTTTAGAGAATATGATTG